CTGCTCGCCCCACTGTTTCTTGCCGCGTCGCAGCCAACCGGAGATGCCTTCGCCTTCCTTCTCCAGTTTCTTCGCGTAGTCGGAAGTCGCCTTCGACACGCCTCCGCCGCCGGTCTCCTCAGCGATTTTCGCCTGTGCCTTCTTCAGGTCAGGCGACAACGTCTCAACGTTCGCGTGAACGTCGAAGTGAACGTCGCCTACTTTGCTGCCCTTGTCGGCCACGCGATGCCTCCAGTGCTATCAGGCTGCGGTGATCGAACCGGCGACGCGGAGAGTGCCGGTCACGCGAACCACATCGTCGGGCTTCCACGAGAGCGACAACTTCGTCCAGAACGAAGGGAAGGTGTACGTACGACCAGTCGCGACGGTCAGCACGGTTGTGTTGTCAGGCGTGCCGTCGCTGTTGATGTCCCACGTCGGCTTAGTGATCGCACCAGACGCGGCGGTCAGACCGGGAAGACTCGTGCCAGCCGCCTGCGTCAGATCGCCGCTGCCGCTGAACGAGTACGTCACTTCGCTGTAGTCGCCGACCTTGACCTTCTGCGACAACTTCGGCGTTCCGATGCTGCCTGAGAGCGACGGATCGGTCGCACCGTCCTCGTAGAACTTGAACGTCGCAGCAGCCGCCGCACCGACGCTGGGCATCGTGAGCGCCGTCGCGTTGTCAGCCTTGCAAGTCCACGAGCCGGACCACATGCCGGTTCCACCCGGCATCCATGTGCGATAGCCGGTCGAGGCCGTGCCGGTGAACGACGTGATGTCGATCTCAGGCCACGTGATGTCGATGTTGAAGGCATTGACGTACTGCACGTAGCCGCTGCCAAACGTCACGAGGGCGCTCATCGCCGAACTCGGCGAGGTGCGAGGCCAGATGCCGCTGAAGTCGACCGTGCCGTCTCGCAGGCCGTTGAGTTTCGCGAACATATTCACGCCGCTGGTGGTCGCCTGCGTGATGTCAACCTCGTTCGCGTTCACGTTGAGCGTGGCGAGGTCGGTCGTCATGCGGAGCGAGGTGCCCAGCAGGTACAGCAGATCGCCGCTCGCAGCGGTGCAGGTCAGATTGCCGGTTTCCGAAGTAAGCGGGTATGCCATAGGTGTCTCACGGGTTTGAGGCGAGTGCCGAAACGCGGAAGGTCATCGTCATCGTGCCAGTCACGGCGTGGTCGTCGGTCATTCCAGAGTCGTACGTGCGAACGAAGCAGTTGCTTGCCTTCGCAGTGTACCCGTTTGTCGGCAGCACCAGCAAATGCCGATGGAAGCCGTACGTCGGAATGCGACCGGCCTGAAGTACCGCGTCGCCATGCAGCCGCGTCAGCACCGCCGCGACGCGACCGGCCCAGTTCGCCGACGAGGTGTAGTCCTGCACCTGGTCAAACACGGTGAACGTGACTGAGGCGTTCCATTCGTCGGCGGTCAGGCTGTGGTCCTGATCGAGGCGAGTGTTCCAGAGCAAATACGGGTAGGTGATCGCGTTCGGCGTGCCGAAGATGGTGTACGCACCGCTGATGATGTTCCACGCACTCGAGGCGTAGAGGCCGCCAACGCCCGTGTCGGCCTTGATTCGGTTGTAGATCGCGGTGTTGATCGAGTCGAGGATCATGCGGAGATTCCTTCGGTGAGTGCTTTGCGAGCGCCACGGCAGAACGCCGCGAGCATCTTCGCGACGACTTCGTGCGACTGGAACGCCGGTCGGAGGTACGGTCTGGCGGGAAGTCGCACGGTCGGCTTCAGCATGAACATTCGCGTGGACTTCGCGTTCTTGCCTCTGCCTTTGGTCTGAGCGAGAAACGCCACGCCGCGATGCTTGCAGGTCTCGAAGGTCAGATTCAGCGACCGCAGCGTCGAAGTACGCTCACGCATCCTCGCCGCCTGATCGTTCAGCGGAATCGTCAGGTACTTCGACGACTTTGCCTTGATGATGCCGCCGAACTCCTGAATGCGTGCGTATGCCACGCCGCTCGTGTAGACCGACGCGGACAGGTTTTCGCCCTTGGTTGATGAAATGGCGTTGTAAAGCAGGCCGTTGTTTCGATTCGGTGGCGATCCTGGTGCAGACGGTCGATACTTGCCGTTCTTGCTGAATGACGCCTTGATGCTGGATGCCGCCGAGATAGCCGCCAGCGTGAGGCCAGCGTTGAACGCCGCGACCATGCGACCACGCACGAAGGATTCGTCAATCGTGATTGTGGGCTTGCCAATTATCATCCAACATCTCGCATGACGGTCAGCACCTTCACCACACCGAGCAGCACGAGGTCTTTCGGCTTGCCCATCGGCTTGTAACGCACGCTGTCGATCACCACGTAGTCGGCGGGCGAAGTGTCCCACGTGGCGCCGGCGATCGTCAGCGGTGCAAGGAACACGTCGTACATCTGCGTCGTGGTGTCGCGACCGTACAAAAGAGCGTCAGCCGCCGAGGTCGGTTGCATCCAGCACGCCACCGAGTACGACGGCGAACCCGCTCGCGTTCCCGCGTCGGGCGCTCCGCTCGACGTCGAGGCCGACCACGTCTGCGTATAGACGTCCATCGTCGTGCGGAACAGGTACCAGGGAGTCTGTGCCACGGTCAACTCCTCATGCCGGTGTACGCTCGCGTCAGAGCGAGTTTCAGTTCGGTCAGTTCGCCGTTGCCGAAGTTCGAGTACGAATACTGACCAAGCGACTCGCTAACCACGCCCATGTTCCTGCCGCGTGCGGCGTAGTGCATGTCAGCGAGACGGAACGCCGCGATCTTGAGATCGTCGGGGATCGTCGCGTAGCCGCCGGTATAGACCACTTCGATGTTGTCGAACCCGTCAGGGAACCACGGCTGTACGCTGAACGTCGCCTGCACCGTGCCGAACGCCGTGACCGGATAGCGTGCCTTGATCGGATCGACGCAAGAGAGGATGCCGCCACTTGAATCGACGCGATACGTCGTCGAGTCGAGCGTCTCATACGTTCCATCCGAGGCATACACCTTGACGCTCGTCACCGACGATACCGGCCACTCCATGAGGTTGATCGTCTGCTCGTTGTTGCCGTCATATCGCTCGGTGCGGCTCATCGACTCAAAGCCATTCGACGTATCACGACCGCACCAGCGGCGGATCTCGGTCGAAACGCCGCTGACGATCGTGCCAATGATCGTGTCGTAGGCCGTCGTGCCGATGTTCGCCCACGTCTTGTATTCGCTGGTCGTGATGAGGTTCGCCATAGGTCATCCGTTCAGAATCTGAGCGTACACGGGCATTGTGAATCCGTCATTGAATCCGGCTACGTCGTGCATGAACAGCACCGATTTCGCTCCATGCAGGTTCATGCCGTTGTGCGTGACCACCGTCGAATACATCGTCTCGCCGTCGGTCTGATCGTTCGCGTTCAGCGTGAATGTTGAACTTGCCGCCGTGAACGTCGAGGCGTCTAGCCGCCAGAAGATCGTGCCTGACGGATACGCTCCGGTTGCACTCGGAACCGTGTTCGCACCAAACACTCGGAACGTCGGCGAACCGGGACCGAGCGTGCTCACGTTGTATTGAACGATAAACCGAACGTACGAACCCTGCGTGACGATGAGCGGATGGATTCCGCTCTGCGTGTACGAACGCGGATTCAGAAGCGTCGATGCCGACACGATGTTGACTTCCGTATCATCGACCACCTTCACCCATTCGCCGATCATCTGCGTGTACGCGGCGACTCCCGGCCCGCTCGCAAGCGTCGAGACCGAACTCGTTCTAGGCGTACCCAAGGCCGCCTCCTTAGATGTTCAGCACCTGAGCGTACAGCGTCACGGTCGTGTTTGCACCGCCGGAGATGCTCGCGGCGGTATCGTGCAGCACCAGAACGCTCTTTGCTCCGTGCATGTTGTCGCCGTTGTGGTTGCTGACGCTCGAATAAACGTACGTCGAGCCGTCGTTCTGAGCCGACGCGGCGAGAGCAAGCGTCACGGTCGTCGAGGTGCCGGTGAACGTGTTCGCGTCGATCCGCCAGAAGATCGTGCCAGCCGGGTACGCACCCGTCGTCGAATCGGGCACCTGATTCGCACCAAAGACGCGAATGGTCGGCGAGGTCGTGATCGTCGTCGTGCCGTAGGCGTACCTGGCGATGAACCGAACGATGCTGCCCTGATTGATGATGAGCGGATGCACGTTCGAGGACGAGTACGAGATGGGTGCCAGCACGCCTTCGCCGGTCGTCGCGGCGGAGAGGTTGTCGTGAACGACGACCCACTCGCCGAACATTTGCGTGGCGGCGACGACGTTCGGACCCGAGGCGTAGGTGCTGACGGCGGAAGTGACTGGCGTTCCCATGCGAATCTCCTAGATAAGCCGCAGGGCCTGCTCTCGCAAGCCCGGCGGTGATGAAGCGGTTGAAGATCAAATGACCGAACGAGCGACCAGACCGGCGTTGGTCGCACGCAGGGCTTCGGTCGCACCATTCACGCCGGTGCCGGGGTTGCAGCCGACGGCGATCGCTCCGACGATTCGGCTGGTCGCCGATCCGCTGGTGTGCGACACGCGGAGGTATCGCTTGCGAGAACCGCCGAGACGCACGGAGATCATGTAGGTTCCGACCGCAGAGGTCTGGTTGTAGGTGACGGTCGCGATCGCAGTCGCGTCGTACGTCGAGTTGTCAGCCGACTCGCGAACGGTGAGAGTGCCGCTCGTGTCGGTGACAGACGAGGAGGTCAGCACGAAAACAACGTCAGAGAACCCGTTGAGGGTTGCCGTATCGACGCCGGTGCCGGTCGTCTCGGTCGTCGCAGCGACCGTCTGCGGAGCGAGAGCCTGAGTGATGTATGAGTTCTGGAGAGTGTTTGCCATAGATTCGATCTCCTTTCAGGAGAGTCTTTGTGAGATGGATCAGTTGGAAAGGAGCGCACCAATCGGGCCGTTGCCGCCACGACCGTCGAGGTGAATGTTGACGCAGAACCGAGAGATGCCACGAATCGCGAGGCTATCCGTGTTGAAGTAGTAGATGTCCGAGGTCATCACTTCCAACTGCTTGCGATCGCCGAGCATCGTGCCGCCGGTGAAGTCGCCGAAATAACAGGCCTTCGCGCTGCTGCCGGTCGCCGTCGCCATTCGCTGCGAGAAGTAAACCGGGTAGCCGAGGAAAGAAACGTCGGCACCAGGCAGGCCTTCGGCCAGCATCTTGAACTGACTGGTGGCCTTCTCCAACTTGAGCATGACCTGATAGAAGAACTGACGCGAGCAGACGAACGCCAGACGCGACGGGTCAACGTACTGGAGATTGCCCATCACTTCGGTGAAGTTCGAAAGAGTCATCGAACCCCAAGCGGTCGCGGTGCCGATGTTGCCAGCAGGCAGAGCGTTCGCGAGACCGACCTGACCGGCGTAGGTAGCCGAGCCGTTGCCGTTGAAATACGCATCGTCCTCGGCGATCGCCTGAGCCTCGGCGATGCTGCGAGCGATGTCATCGGCGATGTTGACCGCCGAGTCGATGAGCAGTTCGCGAGAGACCTGGAACAGAGCGCCGTACTTCTTGGCGACGAGCGTGACCTGCCCGTAGTTGTTGTCGCCTGCGGTGATGGTGCCGGTCTCGCTGACGGGGCTCATCGCGTTGATCGCGGTCTTGCGGGGAACCTGCGTCACGTCGCGAGACATCGGCACCACGTTCGCGACCTTGCGAGCGATGCCGTACTTTTCGGTCAGCCACACGAGATTCGGGATGAACTCGATCGGCACGAGAGCGCCACCGAGCTGCTGATTGAACTCGACGCCAGCCTTGCCAGCGATCTCAAGGTCGGCCTTCTTCGCGCCGTAGTCGTTACCCTTCAGCAGGCTCAGACGAGCCCATGCGCCGAACATCTCGGCCTGATCTGCACAATCGAAAGCGGCCTTGCCCGAAGCGACCTTGCGCTCGTAGGCCTTGCGTGAAGCGTTGCCGATGGTGAACATGTGGGGTTCCTTGTTGGTGTCGATCGCGGCGTGCGGTGCCTTCGTCCCCTTGACGGAGGCCACGTCGTCGGCGATCTTGATGGTGCTCTTGGCGTTCCAGACCGCGTCCACGTCGATGGCCGCACCGGCCTCGTCGGCGAACTCGATGCCTTCGGCAGCGAGCGTCGCAACGTGAGCCTTCGCGGTTTCGAGCGTGACTTCGCCGGTCAGGCCGTTAGCCTTGAGCGAGTCGATGAGAGTCTTGCGGGTGAGCATGAAGTGAATCCTGCCGCAGTTGCGGCGGTTGACGATTCACTGCTCAGAACCCGACACGGAGAGCGACGTAGACGCCTAGGTCGCTCGCGATGCCTGCCGTTCGCAGGTGTATTCGATTGAAGCCTGCACGAGTCGTGTGAGTCTGCGTGCAGGTGAAGGAGGGATGTACGGTCAGTATACCAGCGTCAACGCAGCACGATCACACGCTTCGGACGAACGCCGAAGTCGGCGATCACGCGATCGGGCACCTTCGCGTCGATCAAGGCCTTGCGGCTCTTCTCAGCGTTCTCCGCCGCCGCATCGACGTTGCTGCTCATCATGCGGCAGGTCACGTTCATCGGCATGGCGGTGTATGACACTTCGAGCACCTTGCACGCACGCACGATTGACTCGATGCCGGGATACGCGGCCTTCTCCGCCGGCGTCGGGTTGCCCCAGTCCAGAGCCTCGAAGCCGATCGACATGGCGAGCGTGCCAGCCTTCGCGAGCGCCACGCATGCCTTGACGTACGGGTTGGTCATGTCGTCGTGGAAGACTCCACGGCACAACCAACCGCCCGGCGTGAGGCTCATCGACCGGCACACCGCGACTGAACTGCAAACGTCGTACTGGTGATCGACGAACAGGTTTCGGTTCGTGCCGAGGTACGACTGCATGTCGCAGCCCGTCGGCACCACGACTTCACGCTCCAGATCGACCGCCGCCGTGTTCGCGTAGCACACCACCTCGAGCGGCTTGCCTGCGACCTGTTCGACACCGGCCTTGACGTTGTGCGACCATCGACCGGCGGTCACGCCGATCGGGTTCGCCGCGTTGGTCATCGTCTTGCGTTCAACAGCTCGGCGACGAATCGCCTGCACGATCTGATCTGCGGTTCTCATTCTGCGTACTCCACGCCGGGCAGCAGGCCGCAGCGGCAGTTCGGGTGCCGCGTCGGTCCCTGACCGGACCATTCGCCGTCGGTGAACATCTCGTCGATGTGGATCGGATTCGGGTAGCGGTTGGCCAACGCACTGCACAAATCGCACTGACCACCGGCGACGTCCCATTGCTTCGTTTCGACGCCTGCCTGCTTCCAGCCTTGGCGGTTGCCTTCGTTGAAGGCGTTCGTCAGTTCAGTGCGTGCGATGCGTTCGGCCTGATAGTCGGTCAGCGTCGGCACCTCTCGCAGCACCGCGTCGCGAACGTTTGCGATGCTCAGTTGAGCCTCGCCAGCCGCGTCAGGTCGCATCATGCCGGTGATCGCGTTGTTGACCGTTTCCTTCAACGTGTCGGGAACCGACTTCGCAAGTTCGAGGCCACGCTGCTGAATGTACTTGATCGCGTCCTCGTTCGCACGCGTGAACGTGTCAGGGTCCACGCCGACCTTCGCGAGGCCGTCGGCACCGCCCGCCGCGATGGTGTCGCTCAGGAACTTGTCGCACATCTTCTGCAACTGGTTCGCCTGCTCCGGCGTGAGGTTGTTGACCATCGGCATGCCGTTGGCGCCAAGGTGATCGGCGATCATCGTCGGAACCACTGCCGCGTACCAAGATTGAAGTTCCGCTTGGAACGATCGGAAGATTGCCGACACCGCCGCCTGCACGCCGGTCGCGTCGTCCCACGCCGTGACCATTGCCTTCCGCGAGAACGTCAGTTTCGACTGCACTGGAGCAGCATTGCCACCAGCCACGGCAGGTCCGCCTGCATCTGCTCCAGCGACTGGTGACTGAGGATCGGCTTCGGGTGCCGCCGCTTTCGCCAGCAGTCGCTCCATAGCACCAGCACCAGACCAGCGTTCACCGCCGCCGCACGCATCGCAGCCGCATCGGTTGCTGACAACGGCTTCCACGGTTCGGGTTCGCCATGACTTCGGTTCGGCTTGCAATGCATCGTTGTCGGCCTCGGGTTCCACCTCGCCCTTGTCGGCGGCTTCCACGTCGACGCTGCCCTGTTCCTTGGCGGGCATTTCGCCAGCCTTCGCAGGCGTGCCGAAGATCGGCATCGGTGCCGCCGGTGCCTCGGTCTGCCGGTAACGCGGCAGGTTCATCTCGTCGGGCAACGCTTCGAGATCCATGATCGCTCGATACTCGTTCGGCGTGACGAGGCCCTGAGCCTCCGCCGCACGCAGTTCCGCCGCGAGTTGGATCTGGTCGTCCTGGTTCGGATCGTCGAAGCAGAACCACATCTCGCCGGGATCGACGCCGAAGTGCGGCAGCAGCAGTTCCGTCAGTTCCGCCGCCAGCACCGCGAGTCGAGGAGCGATCGTGTACCGCATGTACTGAGCGTTCGCCACGCTCGCCGATGCGAGGTTCGCCGAGTTCAGGCGGTAGATCGGTTCAGGGATGCCCGCCGCGTCGTACACGCGTTTCTCGGTGGCGGTCAGGCCTTCGACGTACTGCATCTCGTGAGGCTTCGCCCCGTACTGCTTGAGTTCCGTGTCGCGAAGGAGCAAGACTTTGCCAGCGTTCGTCACGCCGCGGATCGACTGATTCAGGTGCGCCTGAATCTGCTTCATCTGAGCATCGGTCGTCGCCGGTGCCGCTTGAAACACCATGCCGGGCTGGCCGCCGTTGAGCCAGCGCTGCGTCTCGCTCTGCAATGCCGCCGCTTCCATGTCGGTCTCAGGCGTGACGCTTTGAAGCCACGACATGCCGCCTGCCGGATGGATCGGAGATCCGTGCTGACGCAGGTACACCACGTCCTCGGCTGGCACTCGCATCGGGTGCGAGCGGTTGCGACCGTAGAAGTACCCTTCGATGAGGCCAGTGTCGCTGAGCATCGGCCAAGCGAACTCGCTCGGCAGGATGTACGCACTGACCGGATAGCCGTTCAGGCGTTCGCCGACGTACAGGTAAGCACGCCCGGCGACCTCCTTGAACCAAAACAACTGCCACAACCAGAGCGGACCGGTATACACCGGATCGGGATTCTGGAGCAGGTCGAGAATCGGATGATCGATGACTTCCTCGATGTCATCGCCTGCACGCGATGCGTACATCGCGGCCTTGCCGACGAGGCTCTTGACCTTGCCACGGTTCGTCGCGTGCTTCATCACACGCTTGTCGGCCACCTTGCGGCCCTTGCCGCTGCCGCTGCCGACCTTTCGGAACAGACGCAGAGTTTGACCGCTCAGCACCGTCGCGTTGATCGACGCCGCTCGCCACGCCGTGCCGGTGATGCCTCGCGTGACGAGTTCGTAGTCGCGGCCCGTGTTGTTGTTGAAGCGACTCGTGGGCGCTTCGCCCGGAATCAGCGACGCGGAAACCCACGCTCCGAGCGTCTCTCTCGAGTCGAGTTCGATGCCGGAGTCCTTCGCCTTTGCGGTGGTCTTTCGCTTCGCCATGTTGGTCATGCCCAGGTGCGTGCCGAGTCGTCGGTTACGAGGTCAGTTATCGGCAGTGTACCCGCTTCGTGCGTGACACCGACCCACGCTCCGTGCGACGAGCGAGGTCCGTCGAAGTACATGACCGCGTAGCGTGCCGCGTCGAGGCCGTCGTCGAACTGTTTGACGGGCTCTTCCTTGTCGGCCTTGCCGTCTTGACCCTTGGGGTAGACGAACGAGTCAAACTCGGCAATCGTGCTCGTGGGCTTCTTCGCCGCGTAGAGGTCCTGATCGGTCTCTACCGTGCAGCCTTCGAGCCAGAAGAGCCTTGGTTTGTCGTCACCTTGGACCGCAAGGCGAGCGTGCATCGCGTCGCGGCCTGATCGCTGGTCCTTGTTGGCGGCGATGGTGTCGATGCCCGCTGATGCGAGCGTTGCACGATCTTCCGCGTCGTGGTCGGTGATGGTTGCCGCATAAGTCTCGCCTTTGCTCAGTTGGTTGATTTGCCTCGCGTGATCGGCGACGGTTCGCTTCGAGTGGTAGACCTCGCGATAACAGTACAGTCTACCGTCGGGATCGACCGCCCACCACGAGCAGACGAACGGATGCACGTAGCCGAAGTCGATCGACCGCACCTTTGGCCACGACTCCCAACCGATCGGCATGGCCTTGACGACGTGCAGCGTCGCGTCGAACTCGGGGTAGACGAGACCTTCAGCCGCCGCCCATCGACCGTCGAGTAGGCGTGCCCGACGATGACCTGTCAGCGTGTTCAGCGTGTGCAGGTACTTCGCTCCGGCCTCGGTCCATTCGCCGGTCGCCGCGTTCCAGAGCGTCGGGTTGTCGCGGTGCCGCGACTCAAATACCTGCATGATGCCGCGATCCGCTCGACGCTTCAACCAGTGCGAAGGTGCCGCAGGGTTGCAGTCCGCGACGATCTGATGATACGGACCCTTGCCGTTCCTGAGTCGCGTCGTCAACTTTTCCCAGTCGTCCTCGGTCAGTTCCGTCGCCTCGAACACGGCGATGATGTCATATTCCGTGGACATGATGCGGTCGGGGTTGTCAAGGCCGCCGACGACAAGCGTCGAGCCGTTGGCATAGTCGTACGCCGATCGCGTGCGACGTGCCTGGTTCGTCAGCGTGCAGCCCGCCTGCACCACCTTCGACTCGAACGTGACCAGCACGCTCTCGGTCATCGACGCACGCGTCTTGCGAACGATCAGCCCGCGAGTCTTCGGATGCTTGATGAGGTAGAGGTGGACCTTCTCCAACACGCCGCGAGACTTGCCGGTTCCAGCAGGACCTGGCACGAGGCACTCGGTCGCCTGAGACTTCCACAACGCCAGCACGCCGCCGAATGGCGTGTAGTTCATCGCTCGTTGGGCCTGATGCAAAGGTCGCACACTCCGACGTAGACGAACACGGCTGGATTCTCGACCACGCGTCGATACAACCAACCGCTTCGAGTGTCACGAGGATACGTCACGCTGATCGTCTTGTCGCTGACGTCTTCGCGAAGGCCGTCCTTCGGCCCGCCTTGCATCTCGCAGATCGTCATCGACATTCAGCACCTCTCAAACGTCCTCGACCGGTGCGTCCTTGCCGTACATCTGAATCGCCTGCGTCGGCTTGCCGTCGTCGAGTCGCTGATTCTTGTTCGCCTCGATGACCGCCGCAAGGTTGTCAGCGTCCATTGACCGCAGCACGCCAGCCGCCTTGATTGCGTCGCCGTCGTCGAGGCTGTCGGTCGCGATCGTGACCAAGCGATCGACGATGCGAGGCCGCACCTTGTCGGGTATCGGCCAGCGTTCACGCAAGGCTCGACGGATCAACTTCGCGTCCATGCCCGCGTGATGCGGATCGGCGAGGATGCCGGAGTCGTCCCCTGACCCCACGTTCATCGTATCGGAGGTGTCGCTCATGGCTTGCTGCCTCGCTGCATCATCTCGAGCAGGCCTTCGATGCGACCGAGTTTGGCGCTCATCTGCACCAACGCACCTTCGAGCTGCGTCTGCGTCGCTTGCGTCGCGGCCAACGCTTTCTCGGCGGTCACCTTCGCGTCACCGGCGGCGGTCTCGGCGTTTCGCAAGGCCGTCCAGCCGTACGTGCAGACGAATGCGAACGAACCGATGATTCCGATCCATTCATGTGCGGTGAACTTCGCCGTCACCTTGGTCTTCGATTCAATCACCGGCGTGGCGCTCATGTGTTCTGCACCTTGTTGATGAAGTTGACGGCCTCGGGTCCTTGCCATTCAGAGAGCGTCTTGCCGTGAGCCTTGAACGCGTTCGCGACCTCCGGCGAGAGATGCTTCAGCACGTCGAGCGAATCGACGATGCGAGCGGCGATCGCTTCTTGAGCCTTGCGAGCGTCGGCCTCGGCGGAGGCGGTCTGTTCCGCCGTCGTCGCCTTTGATTTTGAGCGATACGCGGAGACAAGGCCAAGAGCGCCGGCGAGAACGCCGCCGATGGAAGCGACTCCAGGTATGCCGCTCTGCTGTGCGACGCTGGCGGCGATGGTCAGCGGAGCGGTCCACGCCTGCTGCCGCTCTTCCGCCGCCTTGATGGCCGAGGCGACCGACTCGCGGACCGATGCCGCCTCGGAGCGTGCCGAATCAACGGCACGATCATGTGCCGCCGCGAGTTCGGCGAGTGATACCTGCGACGATGATTCGACCTTCTGCACCGCGACCTTGAACTCGCGGTCGGCCTGAGCCGCCTTCGCCACGCTTTCGCGGGCAAGCTGCTCGGTCTCAATGAGCGCCACGGACGCGGGCACCTGCATCGCCGCGTTTCGCGGACTGGGAACGCGAACCTCGCAGCCGCCTATGCAAACGACGGCGAGGCTTGATGCCATCGCCGCCGTGACAAGAGAGTGTTGCCCATTCGTCATGCGGTCAGTGTACCGCCGACCGGTCGGGAAGGTCGAGCAAGTTAGCGAGGTCGTCGATGCCGCGAGCAACTAGATATATTCCACCAGTCGCACGCCAACGCTCGGCAAACTGAACCTGCGAGGCCTGCATCCGGCCTTTCGGAGTCTTGACCTCGATCGCAATCGGCCAGCCACGCATGCAGCCGATTAGATCCGCCGTTCCCGCTTGTGCTCCGTGTACGAAGTGGTCGCCGGATCGAATCACTCCTGCCTGCACGCGAACGACGAGAGCACCGTGCATCGTCAACCAGGCACGCACGGTCCGCGTGATGGCGTTTTCTGCCTTACCCACGGCGATCTCCGAAGCAGCGCGACCAGACGACGATGCCGACCAGCAGCATGCCGATGTAGAGGCCGCCGAAGAACATGCCCGTGTTGTCGCTGAACAGCAGAAACATCGCCGTGCAGAACAGCAGACCGGCGACGAACCACGCGGCACGCAAAGTCATGAGCCGTTCGAGTTCCTTGAGTTCGCGTTCAACTTTGCTCATTGCTTGCCCCTGCTGACACGCTCCAGGTCCACTCGCATCGTCGAGCCGTTCGCATCGACCACGGCGACCTTCACCGAATCGTGGAACACCTTGATAGCGTACACGCGGAGCAGCGTGCCGCCTATTTTCCTGCATGGTCCTTGCGTGAAGTACCACGTCACCACCACGCAATCGCCGACGTTTGGAGCGTTCTTCCTTGCGGTTTGCAGGCTGGTCGTCGATGACGACACCTTGACCTTGTCGCCGGGCTTCAACTTGGGTTGATTCCACCACACGAAGGTGGTGAGGTTGGAGCCGCGGCGAATCTTGGTCATGCGTGTTCGCCTCGTGACTTGAGGTTCAGCCGCCACTTGCGGTCGGGGTTGAACAACGCGTCCGGTGCGGTGATCCCCTCGCCGATTCGACGCAAGGCCTCTGCCTTCCACGTCTCGCCGTTGTGGAAGATTCGCCGGCGTGCGGCGGTCTCGTTCTCGCGGTAGTACGTCATCACCGCATCGACGAGTTTGGTCATCGGCGTGACCTCACCGGGCTGCATGGTCGACCTCGCTCTCGTCAACGCCGCAGGCGAGGAGCGCCACGCGGCAGATGGCGTGCGGTAGCGCTTCGTCACGTCGCGCGATTATCTTTGTTTCGTAGCCTTCATTCTTGCGGAACATTGAAACGGCGTGAGTTCCTGAATCGTCGCGAGATTGAATCGACCAGCCCCATCCTCTCGACTCCATCTCCAGCATCACGCTCATCGCGTCGGCGACGTTGGTCGCAGGCGTGAACATTCGCTGAGGTCGCATCACGCGGGACAGCACGAGTTCGTTCAAGGTGTCGCTCATCGCTCCTCCATCGCCTTCGCCGCGTCGGTCACTTGCCGCTCCACTTCGATTCCACGCAGTCGATGTACATAACCACGCTGCCCTTGTGAGCACGCACGACGCCGCACGGATCGAGCACCGTGTCTTTGGTCGGACCACTCGTAGCGATCTCGCCAAGGCCCTTTGTCGTGCCCCACACGCGAATCACGCTCGCGTTGCCGATGGTCACGTCGTCGCCGCTGATGGCCACCATGCCGACGACAACCCAACCGCGTTGCAACACCACGATTTTAAGTCGCTGCTGCGTGATGTTGTCGCTCTCAACGCCGAGAGCCTTGTTCACTGCCGTTTCGATTGCCTTCTGAATCAACATTCCTCACTCACTTTCTGCGGCTGTGCCGCTCAATAACCAATGCCGTTGCCGTTGCCGTAGCCGTTGCCGTAGCCGTTGCCGTTGCCGTTGCCGTTGCCGTTGCCGTAGCCGTTGCCGTAGCCGTAGCCGTAGCCGGAGCCGGAGCCGTCGCCGTCGCCGTAGCCGTTGCCGTAGCCGTTGCCGGAGCCGATCAGACTATGTGCATCTTCGTGGTTCATCGCTTCTCCTCCATCGCCTTCGCCGGGGTGTTGATCTTCTCGATGATCGCCTCGCGTCCAACATACTTGGGCAACGTGTTTGCCTTCACAATCCCCACGCACCTCTCCCGCTCGGCCTTCACCAGACGGGCCGCGTAACGATTGATGCGTCGCTCCAACGTGTCTCTTCGCACCTTCCCGAAGTCTCCGGGTGGTGTGAACTCTTTTGCAATGCTCGCTGCGTCTTTCATGGCTTCTCCTCCATCGCCTTCGCCCGCGTCAGGGCACCGCTGGCGTCGTCCGTCAGTTGCATCAATCTAGTCCAATCCTCGTCGCCGAACAGACCTTCTTCGTTCTGCTTGACCCATGAGCGAAGTGCCGTCGCCAGCACGTCGCGGTCGGCCTCGGCCTTGTCAAGCCGCTGCCGCAGTTCGTGTGCGTTGAGGCACTTCGTCCCCGAGCACGCGGCCATGATCGACGCACGCAGCGATTCGAGATTCGCCTGCGTGATCGCGAGGTCGTGAGCGAGTTGATTCGCTCTCGCGACTTCGTGCATGTGTGCTTCGTCCATCATCGCATTTCCTCCATCGCGTGGCTGATCTTCAACCAGTAGCGCCACGTCGCCGCCTTCTTGTGGCCGCTTGGCCCTCCATTGTGGATTCGAGCCATCGCCTCGTCGCTCTTGCCGCGACCGTACCGCTTGAGGTACGCCTTCACCACGCGGCGTGCGTACGCCTCGCTGCGACAATCCTGGTACGTGCCGCCGAGCGACTTGTCGGCCTCGACCGCATCACGCCAGTATTCGCGGTGAATCTGGTACGGGCCGATCGCCTTGCCGCCGTCGCCGACGAGCGTGCAGTCGCCGCCGCTCTCCACTTGACGGATCGCGTCGAGGAGCCGCTCGGATTGAGCGAACGCGGGGACGGACAGAATCGCGATGATGAGCAGGTGTTTCATTGGTTTCCTCGCAGGATGTGATTCTCGACGACGAGTCGAGTGTTCTCTTGTTGCAGTGCAACGATGATCGCCTTCAGACGATCGTTCTCAGCGTCGCGGAAGTCGAGCAGCACGCTCTCGCTCTTGCTCTGCTGCGCGGCCTTCGTGCCGCCGAAGTACGTCGCTTCAGCATTGGCAAACTCGTGTTGCTTGAAGTTGTCAGGATTGAGATTGTGCCACACAACCGCTGCAACGTTATCGCAGTTGCCTTGATCCAACTTCCAACATGCGAAGGCAATCAAGCATTGCGGTGTCACGCGAAATGAGTAATCGACTTCGATTCGTCTGATCCAGTCGCCACATTGCTTGACACTTTTCACGCCAATCAGTTTAAACGCCGCATCTTGCGTTCGCTCTGAAGAACTCTTCGCCTTCCACGCCTGCATGTGGCCGTAAGACTTATTCACCGATCACCTCCAGCAGTTGCTCAAGGCTCGCCTCGTGCATGTAAACTGCCTTGCCGTTCAGGTACTGCACAATCGTCGAAGGTGTCAGATTCGGCACCTTGCGAATGATCGAGAGTTTGCTCTTTTTGCTCGCTCGCCACGCGTCAATCACGCGTGCCTGGATCGTGCGAGGTGCGGTTCTCGGTGATTTCTTACGCATGTCAGATGCTAGACTCCATCGGATTCGTTCGTCAACCGACTTGAGTGATTTCCGCAAGATGCCCCTTTCAGGGGACGACGCGAGGCCATCACGACGCTGTGAGCCACGCCGAACGCTCGTGCGATGTCTGACCACGACACGCCGCCGTGGTAGTGCATGTGAAGGAACACCGCTCGCCGGCGCTGCACCGCCTCAGGGCATCGTCGATAAGTGCCAGTACTGACACGATCGAAGATGCTTTCGTCGTCGATGCCACAGGCCTCGAACGCAGCTCGCATCGCGGTGAAGATCGCCAACACCGCCGAGGCCGATGCCATCGTTTCGAGCCGCTGCCGCTCGCGTGCCATGAACCTCGCTCGGTTCGCGGCGATCGTTTCTGCGACCTTCGCCCAATGGTCGGTCAGCCGTTGCGGCTCGCGAGGGAACCGACGCGGCTCAGGCGGCCAGAGGCCGTCAGGCTCAGGCAGCGTCTGGAGCGGCTCAGGAGCGATCTCCACCGCCGCCTCGACCTCGGCAGGCTCGACGGGTGCCGGAGGCTCCACGGCGACTTGCATCGCCGTCACGAGCCGCTTCCGACGTTCCTGCCTCGCCTTGTGCCGCCGCATTTCCTCGGCGTACGTCGTCGTCAACTTCGGCTTGATCGCCACCGGCATCGGCGCCGGCATCGCCGCGGTCGGCAGCAGGTTCGTCGCTCTCATCGCTTCTTCCCCTCGTTGGCCTTGAGTCGCTCGGCGGTCGCGATGCCGTGCTGGTCCTCGTGACACTTCCGGCAGAGCGGTGCCACGTCGCACAGGTACTCGGTACCGACGCGTTCGTAGGTAAGGTGATGAACGTCGTCGGCGTGCTTGTTGCAGATCGTGCAGCGACCGTTCGCCGCGATCATCACCGCGAGGCGGAAAATTCGCCAGTGCCGCGAGCACAGGTACCGCTGGTAGTCGCCGCCTTCGCAGCAGGTGCGAGCGTTGCCGTATCGCTGCACGAGGAACTCAAACCGCTTGCCGTCGGGAATGTGATCGCCGTACCAGACCGGACGCGAGGTCGATCGGATCAGTTGGTCAGCCAGGTACGTCATGAGCATTTGCCGCAGTTCGACGTTCACGGCGGTGATGGTGGGTTCCCATGTCATAGTCCGAGGTCCTCCACTTCGTTCTCAATCGCGTCGATGCGGTGCCGGCGCTCAATCCAGCCGAACGCATCGAAACGCAGGTTGGTGTGATTCAACTGCATCGACAACTGCTTGCCACCGGCAACGCCGTCGCGACACTTGCAGATGTGCAGCACGCGATCGGCCTTGATGCGACCACGAACGCCGTGAATCTCATGCTCCTCGAGACCGTCGAGCCGCTCGAGCCACAGCACGGTGTCGGTGAACCGAGCGAACGCGGCTCCACCGGCGAGAACGTCGAGGCCGATCTCGGCCTTGCGGCCCTTCTTCGGGTGCGTCACGAGCCACGCCGTTGCGTCGTATTTGCCGATGATGCGGCGAAGTTGCGTGATCGTGTGGTGATCGTCGATCCATGGCTTCTCGCTCGGCATGAGCGCCGTGATCGGGTCGATGCCAATGACCTTTACGCCGGCCTGACACTGCTTATCGACCCATCGCAGCAGGTCGTCGGCGGTGATGCTCTCATCCGGCGAGGCGTGCAGGCAGCGACCGAACGACTCCACGAATGCACGGTGCCGGTCCACGATCATCTTCGCGTAGTCGCCGTGGCCACGAACCCACTCCATGTCGATGACCTGAGGAGTCGAGGATTCCTGAGCCAGCACACGCATCAGGTGCCACTGCCGCGTGCATTCAAGTTCGTAGAGCGCCACGCTCTCGCCTGCACGGTGCAAGTGGGCGAACAGTTCAATGGTCATGAACGACTTCGCCGAGCCAGGATCGCCGCACAGCACGTTCACCGTGCCCGACACAAGCGCACGAACATCTCGCGTCAACGCGTGCCACGGCATCGGCATCGGGCGGATCTTGCCGATTTGAATGTCGTCGATCCGCTGGGCGACCAGTTGGTCGGCGGTGAGATACTTCTCCGCGACCTGCTTCGACGCAGTGTCGTCGAGCCAATCAGCCATGCTGCACCTCCGTGATCTCGCCGCCGTTGTAGCACCACACAGTGCCGTCGTTGCGGAGGTTGGATGCCGCGAACGCAAGAACGACCGACGCACGCCAGAGCGTATCGCCGCGATCGCCAGCCTTCACGCGCTTGGTCGCCCATTCGAGAACGTCGATGCCCCAGCGGTCGAAGCGATTCCAGACGCAGCGCTGGAAGAGCGCGAGGAGAGCGTGATTCTTGGTCCAAGCGTCGCTCGCGTACATCGCCAACGCCGCCTCGAGGTTCTTGAACCGGCAGGTGCGAGAAAACTCCTCGCGTCGATTCGCCTCCATGGTCTTCGCCATGATGTCGATGTGGCCATAAATCGCGGAGTAAACCTCGGCGAGCAGCGGATGGTCGATGACCTTGTGGCCGATGCGCATCTCGCGTGCCCATTCCTGCACGGTCGGGTCGAGCGCGATGGCGCAGACGATGGCGATTTCTTCTTCGGTCGGTTGAGTCGTCACTGGGGAACCTCCTTTGGTGCGGTCGGCGGTTCGTTCGCCCACCGCAGTTGATTCATGAACGTGACCGGCAGGCAAACGAACTGCCCGCCATCTTTGTTCCACTGGTGGCAACGCTTCCACGATTCGAGACCACGCATCACGAGTTCTACCACCGGCTTGTCGGTCCGCTCGATGTCCTGCGACTTCCAGACCTTGAACGTACCTGGCTTGTTGATTCGCTTGACCGACGGATACGCCGACCAGAACCGGTTGAAGGCCTCGGTGTACGGCGGCAGCAGCCGCTTCTTCGGCGCCGGCTTGTCAGCGTCACCTGTTCCCCTTTGGGGGATAGGGGGTGTTTTAGTATTCTTCTCTTCTCTTCTCTTCTCTGGTCTGCATTCTGTCCGCGTCGTGTCCGCATCGTTTGCGGACATTCTGCGGACACGTTTCCGCGAAATGTCCTCGGCTCTGCGCTTGGCACCTTGGCCATTGTGTTCGTCGAACCTCGGCATTTGCAAGCCTTTAGGCGTGACGATCAGCCAACCAACGTCCACGACGGCCTGAGCAAATCCCGGAAGTCCGAGCATTCGATCAATCATCGCGAGGCTGTAGCCTTCGAGAATGCCATCGGTGCTGTGCGCATCAAACAGCGACCAGATGTAGTGCAGTCCGCCAACAACCGTGCAGGTCTGCGGACAAACTGCGGACATAATGCGGACAACTTTCGGATGCGTGTGCAAGTCGCATCGCACCTTGATCCAGTCATTTGCCATGTGGTTCAGTCCTTGAACTCAACGGCATCGCCTGCGCCAAAGACCTACCCGCGGTCCAGTCATGAACATGCGGCAATGACGCAGGCGATGCGGCTGAGTTGTGAGGGGTTTCGTTCATGAGGCGACACAGGTAGGTGCCATCATGATACCAGATCGACCCGATAATGCAAGGCCTCTTTACTAGTGCAGGCCGTAAATCACGCGATCGTGTCGCGGTCAGTCTCCGCACGCCTGAATCCACAGACCTCATCGGTCACGCCATTGTCATATTTGATCTCGGCACTCCAGTCGATGCAATCACGCAAAGCCTCGACGCGGTGTCTCGCGTCGTTGAAGCCCGCGACCATGTGCGGATCAGCGTTTCGCCTGAGCAGACCGCCATCGCGGTAGGTCCGCCAGCCGATCGTGTAGAGGCTCTCGCGTGCCATGTTGCATCGCGACGTGAGTTCGTCGATCATCAGATCGTGGTCTGACATTGTGGTTTCCTCGTGAGGTGCTTCCGCCTCGACTCTCGAAGCGGTGAATGGAGGCGTGCATCGTTTCCGCTGCACGCTCCAGGCTGTCGCGAACGCCGTCGCCGACGGGGAGGTTGCCGCGTGCGAAAGGGCACGCCGCAGTGTCGCTGGTGCTGTTATTCGGGGCGGATCAGCCCGACGCGACCTGCACCTATGCGCGTCACAGAGATCAGGACTGACGCAGCAGGTACTTCGTGTGATTGAACGCACCGATCATGTCGGCGATGATGTTCAGCAGGTCAGTGCATTCAGGCTTGACCTGCTTCGAGAGCGTCGCGGTCAGGTAGCCGACGGCGAAGTCGCAGAACGCGATGAGGTCGGCATTGTTCGCGTAGTTCACGCTCACGCACTTGAAGCCGCCCTCGTCGGCCTGCTCGACGCCGCCGTACACGCCCGAGTAGGTCTCAACGAACGAATCGACCAGGTCGTCGAGTTTGTCGTAAAGGCCGCCGAGCGTGATGTGTTCCGCGTGCGAGCGGGTTTGCCAGTGAAAGACGCGAGTTTGGTTGAGAAGTCCGAGGAGTTCAGCGATCATGAAGTGTGGTCCTTTCTATGTGGAGTGTAACCGGAAACCGCCGTCGCGACGTTTCCGCCGCGAGGCGATCCACCACCGCAGGGAATCACGTCAACGACTGAATCGCGTGCGTCTGAAGCGTCTGGAGAGCGGCGTTCGCGTCGATGAACGTCGTGCCGCTGGCCTCGCCGTCGTTCGCCTCGAACTGCTCACGCGAGAGGAACTGTTCCTCGCCGATGCCGATGCCGTTGAGAGCGTCAGCAAACTGATCGCGGAGCGCCCATGAGCGGGCACGATTGAAGAGCATGCGATCCGTGTAGGACTCCCAGACCTTGCCACCGAGGCCAGCACGCTTCGCATCAGCCTGGCTGAACGTGTGCGAGACGCTCGGGCAGCCGTGGCGATGCACGGTCACGGTCGCGGCACGGTCGCCCTTCGAGAGTTCGCCGCTGTACGCGAACTCCATGCCTCGCCAGTCGCGGTGCCGCTGGCAGAGCGCTACGGTGAGATCTCCCCAGATGAGCAGGTTTCCACGAACGCTGGTGATGCCCTTGAACGCGGCACGAGCGGGGATTCCGAGCGACTGTGCGACCTCGATGAGCGCCACGACGCGAGCGACCGCGGCTTCAGCGCTCATGCCTTGAATCGTCGAGTCCGGCACCATGCCGCCCTGCAGGTAGATGCGAGCGAGTCGCCACGCTCCGTCGATGTCATCGACGATGTAGCCGTTCGGGCCGACGCGAACCGGCGGCTTCGGCGGTGCGACGCGAGCGAGTTCGGTCGGTGCAGGTGCCGCGACGTTCGGTGCGGCCTTCGCCATGATGATGTCGAGTTCGTCGTTCATTGCAGTTTCTCCAGACCTTCGGTGTGTGTTGACGTTCACCACGCGGTGAGCGTCAGAAAGGACTCTCGGCGGCAAGGTCGAATCCGCCGGGGATGGTGTTATTGTCGGTGACCGCCCACTCGGGCAGCACGAGTTCTTCGATGGTATCCGCCGTATGGTGCATGTTGGCACCGGCCTTCAGCCACGCGGCGTAGTCGGCGACGATGCGTTCGTTCAGTCGCGACGCGGCCTCGATCTGGTCCGCCGCGATCTGATACACGCCGACGCAGTACGGTGCGGTCGATTCAACCGCGACGAACACGAACGGCAGAGACTTGCCACGCACGCGGCGAACCATGTCCATGTACCACGCTGCCTGCTGTGCGTAGCCGTACCTGGCACACGCACGAGCGAATCCGCTCGGCGACGAATCGGTCGTGGTTTTCCAGTCGATGATGATCGAATGCGTGAGCCGGTCGATGCGGCACTTCCGGTCGCCGGTCGCGAGCATGACCTCGCTCTCGCCGGGCTGCGACGCAAGTAGCGCCGCGACGCGATGCGACATGATCGACCGCCGCATGGCCTCGACCAGTTCGATCGTGGAGCGGTCTTCGACGATCTCGGCGCCAGGTGCGAGGCTCGCGAGCCATGCGGCGTACGCGTCCTTGCCCGCCTTCGTGCGGCGGTCGATGCCTTCAGGCCTGATCGCGTATCGATCGCTCCAGCCGTCGCCGACCTGCATCGCCTCGTGCAGCAGGTTGCCGAGGTTGAGCGAGTCGGTGTCGGTCCTCGCCGCGGTGCCGGTCACGACGGCGTGCATTCGCGGCAGGCTGGTCCGACCGACCTTGAGCGCCGAGTAGTTCACGGCATGAATCTGTGCGTATTCCTCGTTCGTCATTGCGTGTCCTCGTGCGAGTGCCGACAACTCGCGGTGATGATCGGCGAAACGCGGAACGGCGGCTTCAGCCGCCGCCCGCGTGGGGCAGGGAAAGTGAATCAATACTTGCTCGAATCAAAGCCGTCGAACAGACGCTCCTCGGCGGCGTCCTCGGCGGCATTGCGAAGTCCGTCGAGGTCGGTGAACGGTTCCTGATCATCGTCGATCAGGCCCTTGTTCGTGATCGCGACCTGCTCGTCGAAGTTCGTGATGCGAACCTCGGTCACCTTGCACTCGCTCGGGTCGTCGCCGCCAGACGGCGTGCTGCCTTCGTAGTACTTGAACGCCACTTCGGCTTCAAACTCGAAGTAGTGACCGTTGTAGTCCATTCCGAAAGAGACGGTGTCGTTGCCCTTCATTGTGTTTCCTCGCTGCAGTTAGTGGTTGCGTCTGCGACGTTGCAGACGCATGAGTCTAGACTCCTCCGATTCCAGAGTCAAGGCTTCACCAAAAAAAACGACGATCCAACGAGGATCGCCGCCTGCACTGGTCAATCCCGCACAATCGGCGAGCAGTGCGTATTCGGTTCCGCCGTGGTGTCAACCGGCACCAGCGGCGGTCGCCTTCAACGCGAAGGCGGTTTAGATCGGTTCTGAGGCGTTCGAGAGGCCGGACCCATGCCAGAGGTAAGGGAACAGCGCCGGCGTGCGTCAGCGGCGTTCCGCGGCCTTGACGATCTTGTCGATTTGATCAGTCAGGAGTTCGCTGGCAATGCGGTAGGCGTCGCCCTGGATCTCGTTGCCAGCCTCGTACGCGTCAATCGCGGCACGATTGAGCGTCAGTGCCGACTGGATCACGCCGACGGCGACACCGAGGCGGCGAGCGTCGCGACAGGCTTCGACGGCGGCGGAGGCGGTCACGTCGCCGGTCAGCACGTCCTGCATGAGGCGTTCGTCGGCCTTGGAATTGCTGCCGGTCAGGATCGGATCGTTCGAAATGCGGTTCGTCATTGCAAGTCTCCACAGGTGCGAAGGCGGCACAACGCCGCCGGAATCGACGCGAACGCCGGTAGGCGATCGCGGCGGTAGGTGAGAGCATCAGTCGAGCGAATCGGCGGCGACGGCGGCGGCATCGCGAACGGCCTCTCGGATCTCGTCATCGGTCGCGTCGGGCTTGGCCTCGGCGGCGACCCAAGTCGTGATGACTCGAGCGTCGGCGGCGGCCATGATCTTGTCCCAGTCCCACTTACAAACGTGGCGGTCGGCGGCGTTGTCCTCAATCGCGATGATGACGATGGTGCGGCGAGTCTTCATGATGGTTTCCTCGGTTGGGGGTTTAGTGAGCGAGAATCACGTCACGCAGGCGAGCGTCGGCTACACGGTGGTACTCGCGAATCGCGGCCTCGCAAGCGAGCGTAAAGTCGAGACGGTCGGCGAGATGACCGCTGTGCGTGTGCAGGCGCTGCGAGCGGTAGATCACCGCGTCGGAGTACGCGTAGGCCTTGCTGCGAGCGACCTCGCGACGGTTGACGATGGTGACGACCTTGCCGTTGCTGACGATCAGGTAGGAATACTTGGCGTTCATTTCGGTTTCCTCGTTTGGAGATTGGATTAGCGGCACGCCTTGTAAGCACGTTCACGAGCACGCTCCACGAGCCGGCGCTGAGACGCCGAGTAAACCATGGGCGTGCCGTCAGGGCAGATGAATCCATTGGCCAACGCCCATGCGGCGAGGCCATCTTCGTAAGCCTCTTTTACGGCGATGGTGTGAATGTCAGGCTTGCGAACTCGCGGGCGGCCGGTGATGCTCTTGATCTGGCTCATTTCAATTTCCTCGTTTGCGTGCGTCGCGGCTGCACGTTGCTGCCGCTGGTATGATGATACTCTCATATCGGCACACGGTCAACCGCACTTGATCCTGTCGCACGCTTTTTTGATCGGTTTGTTGCAAGTCGGGCGATTATCGGCACTTGCGTACTTGATGGGTGTCGCGGCGATGCGACGCGACAGCATTCGGAGCATACCGGAGTGCCGATTCACTCCGGTTGGTTCACACCACGCCGCACGCTAACAGTGCTGCTGCGATTGTTCGTGCCGATGTTGCCACGTCGCGTTCGCTCAGGTGCGGCAGCACCGCGTGCAGCACCTCATGCACGAGCGTGTCGAGCAGCTCGGCATCTCGCTGCTGGCGGCGAATCCAGATCACGCGCTCGGTGTAATCGCAAAGGCCGTACATCGGCTCATGCTCGCCTGGCGGCACGAGGCCGTCGAAGGTTCGCACGCTCCACGGTTTCCCGTTTATGGTCAGTTTCCGGCGGCGGAAATCAGCGGGCATTTGAAAACTCCCATCGCAGAATGCGGCGGTCCTCGCCGTTGTGCCGATCACGCTCGAGCCAGACTTTCAGCCACTTCGCCGTGACGGGCTTCGGAGGTTTGCCGGTGATGACATGCCATCCGCCGGCGCCATCGCCGTACTCGTCCTTGTACGTGCCGACCTTCGCGTATTCGACGAGTCGCTGCACCGGCATGAAGGTGCGGTCAAGGCCGACGCGAACAAAGTCGCGAGTCCACGAATCGTGCGTGTGACCGCTCACCATGATGTCGGCATCGACGTAGCCCATTTGCCGCTGTGCCTGGATGTTGTCAACCGTCACGGGTCCGCCGCCTCCGTAGCCGTGAATATACCAGAGTTTCAGCACTTGCGTCCGCGTGCCATCGACCTGCATGCGAATCACAACCCAACCGGAGTATCCGCCTTTGCGGACCGTGTGACCGGTCGTGAGCGATAGACCGCTCACCAATCGCTCAGTCAGATCGACCTCGTGGCGCTCGCGGATGCTCGTCTCATGGTTGCCATGCCCCATCACCACGATGCGATCTGCGAATGGCTTGAGGAACTCGATGCCGGTTCGCGTGAGAGCGTCGAGGTAGTCGCCGCATTGATGCTCGGGCCTGATCGCCGACTTGCTCGAGCGTTTGTCGAACTTGCCTTGCATCGCACAGTACCAATCGCCGATGTCGATGATCGCCGCACCACGCTCGCGGGCTTGCTCGAGGTGCTTGCGGTAGAGGTCGCGATCGCAATGCGGGTTGTCCCAGTGAACGTCGCTCGTGATGAGGAACAGCATCTCTCGCTCGCCTTCGAGCGGTGCCACATCGACGACAACGACATTCGGTGCCGGTGCCGTCGTGCCTAGCACGCAACTAGTCCGCCGCCTCTGCTTCGGTTCGCTCATCGGTGCCGCTCCATTTGCCTTGTGGGCAGTGTTCCCCGCTGCACGTGGTCTTTCCAGCAGGCCGCTTCGGGTTGGTGGTTTCACCCCAGAGAACAAGGCAGCCGCACGTGGTCGCGGTCGGTGCCACAGGCTTTCCGCAGAATCCAGCCGTGTACGCGGTGCCCTTGATGCGGAGATGCACGAGCGACGGACACGTACGGCATATCGCCGCACGCGATTCGGCGACGGTGCCGGTGACGCGATCACATCGCATCCATTTCGCGAGGCCGAGCATCGCTTCGACTGGGTTCACATCGGCTCCAGCAGAGAGGGGTCGAAGCAGTTGGAACAACCAGGCTCACCAATGAGCGATCCTGTCGGGTCGCCGTCGGTGGTGCAGGTCAGGTATTGCGTGGTGTAGACCATCGCGACGCTTGATGTCTCGCGTGTCAGGTCTGCGTTGAACGGATTGTTGCTGACGATGTCATCGGTGTAAGCACCTTGCGTCGAGTTCGACGCGAATGCGAACCGACGCGACTGCGTGAGCGTGCCGTACGAACGGGTGCGGTTGTAGTTGGTCGAGACGTTGCAGGCCTTCGGATCGCCGTACGCCGGCGTCTCCAGCGTGATCTCCGCAAACGCCTGAGCGGTTGCGACGATGCCGATGGGCGTTGCGGTGAAGAAGTTCGGCACGAATGCGTTCGGACCGATGAGCGTGCGAAACACGCCGCGTCGATCGTTCGGCAGCACCGGGTAGTATCCGAGCGCTTCGTTGCCTTCGTAGGTCTCCGCGACGCTAATCGGTTGAATGCGGTTGCCGACGGTCTGCTGTTCAAACGCGGCGGTCGCGTTGTTGAGCGCCCACGCGTAATCGCTCCATGTGCTGCCGCTGGTTCTCGCGATCACGCACCATTGAGCCTGCCCTTGATGCCGCTGCACCTGATCGGTGATGACCGGATAGTTCGTGCCGATGCCGCTTCGCGTTTGCTTGGTCTGCGTGATCTGCCACTGAGCGCGAACAACCGCGACGCGTGCTGGAGGCGAGTATCTGACGAGCGTGCTGCCGCCGCCAGAATCGGCGTAGTTCCCGCCGACGCAGGTAACGTACGGAATCGGTCGCAGCGGTCGCGACGGATCGCACGGGCACTCGTTCGAGGTCTGACAGCAGCACGGCGCACCGTTCGCATCGGTCATCAACCTGCGGCTCAGCGTTCGCAGTTTCCGGTCGATGCGAAGGAGTTTCGCCACGGGTTCACGTCAAGCCGTTCGCGCCAGTGCCGATGGGCTGGCGTCCGTTCGTCGCACCGGAGTACGTCGTGATCGTCAGCAACTTCGAGGGGATGACCGTCAAGCCCGGAGCATCTTCCATCAGCGTCACAGTGACGGGCCTCTGCAACTTCGAGAAGTCGAGCGTGCCGTTGTAGCCTCCAATGGCAGCGATCGCTCCGCAGTTCACGACCGTGACGTAGCCGCCGTAGATGCGGAGGTCGCTGATGGTCTCTCCAAAGCAGTCAATGACGACCGAGCCGTTGCACACGTTCAACCCTTCCACGAATCCGGTCGTCGCGAGCGTGCTGCCTTGGATGCCCTTCTTGAGCAAGTGCTGTCCGCCAGCGACCGTGATCGAGTGAATCTTCGTCGAGCCGACGATGCCGTCGATGGTCGTCGTGCCGCCAGAAAGCACCCAGCGATACGTCGCCACGCTGCCGATGGTCGGCGAAACGTACAGGCGACCGCTCTGCATGTCAACTCGCTTGACGGTGCCGGTGCCGGTCAGGAAGGCCGAGCCGCTGCCATTGACTTGGAACAGATCGCAGACGTCGGCGGCGACGTTCGCACCCTGCGGCGTGTAGTAGAACGTGCCGCCGCTCGCGTTGTATCGGATTCGACCGACCTGCGTGGACGGGTTGTAGTTCGCTGTTTCAATCGCGAACGAACCAGCGGACCCGCCGATGTTGCCGCTGAACCCGGTCAGAATGTCGAAGTTGTTGACCGCGACGTATGTGCCTGATCCCGGAGCGAGACCGCCGGTGATCGTCTGCGTGCCGCTCTGTACGAACAGAGTCGGCGTACCCGAGGTGTAGCCGGTCAAGTCTGACCAGTTGGCCGCGGCGAGAGAAGTTGCTCCAGCGTTCAGAAATGCGTCAGCCATGATTCAGGTTCCTTTGAGTTGCTGTCAGTGTACCACGATCATTCCCACACACAATCAAACGTGATGAGGTGGGCAATCACGCCCGCCGAAGGTGCGGTGCCGATCTTCTTCTTGACGGTCTGGATGAACTCGCCTGGCTGAACCGCGATCGGACAATCGAATCGGCAGTTGATCTCACTCAGCACCGTCAACGCCGTCGCGGCGGACGCGACCGACTGGAATCCGAGAGGCACGCGGCGAGCGAGTTTGACCGTGGCCGATTCGGTGGCGTTGAGAGCGACGGTCGTGCCGCCGAACGCCAGCGACCACGAGGCAACGTAGCCGCCGCCGGTCAGTGCCGTTTGAACGTGCGATGCGATCTTCACGCCGAACACGAGGAGCGTCTTTCCGGTGATGTTCGCAGTCGGACTCGGATTCTGGTACGACTGGACGATGCCGTCGGTCGTGACCGCGAGCGTATCGGTCTCCCAGAACTGACCGCCGAGGCCGGTCGCGAGTGCCGCCGTGGTGTTGGTCGGAACCGCCGCCGTGGGGTTCGCACTGTTCGCGTAGTTCGCCGTGCTGCCTTGCGTGCCGCCTGCCTGACCTTGATATCCGTTGCCGCCGTTCGCGGCGTTCACGACCAGCCATGAGCGAGTCGGGTCGTATCCGCCTTTGCTCACGGTGTAGTCGGCGAGTTTGGCACTGATCGCACCGCCAGCGCCGGCGACGGTGTTTCGCTGGCAGAACGAAAACGGCTGCGAACCCGCCATGAAGCATTGACCGTTGCCGGTCGCGTCCACGTCATAAGTGCCTCGCAGCACGTCGTCGATCCAGAATCGGACCGAGCGTTCGTTCACGCTCACGACGCAGTGGTAGATGACGTTCGCGGACAGCGAGAGGTTGGTCACGCCGTCGCTCGCCTTGAACGGGCCAACTTGCACTTCGGTGCCGTTGTAGTTCACCACGCCGTAGACACCGCTTGATGAAGCACGAATGAACGCACCGTCTGACGGCGTGAACGGCGTAGCACCGGGAGTGTAGAGACCGCCTTCGATAAATACGCCGGTAGTCATCGAAGCCGAGATGGTGAACGCAAACTCGGCGAATGTCTGATCGGCACCAAGCACCGGGAAGTTTCGCCAAGTCGTGAGGCACGCCGCTTGCGATGCGGTCGTCACGCCGGTGCTGTTGAGCGAGAGGAAGCCGCTGGCGTACACCTGCGTAAAGCCGGTGTTCTGGACCTTATATTTTCCGCTGTTCACGGCGGTGTAGTTGAACGTCTCGCTATCCCAGAGCGTATCGACCGACATTCGCAGGCGATAGTCGTCGTCAGTCTCAGGCGACAACACGAACCGCGAGCCGGTCGCGGCTCCAGAATCGTTCTCGCTGCTGATCTGGACGAAGCCAGCGTTAGCCTCGGTCGTTGGCGTGTGAACCTCGAGAGCGTAGTTGCTCGTCACGTTCGCCTTACCCGCGGTGCTGCTGCCGGTAGTGATTTGAACTGCCATGTGTCAAACTCCCATGCACGAGACCTGATATTTGCCGACGCTTCCGAACGGCGACGAAGCGTACACCGTGAAGCCTGTGCCTGCGACAATGTCGCCGACGGCGATCGTGATGCCTTCGATCGACGCATCTTCCGCCGAGTTCTCGCCAACGTAGTCGATGATGCTCGTGACAATGTTCGAGCCGCCAGTCACCCACGTTTGTCCGGTCACGACGGTCGAGGTCGAGTGATCGCCCTTGCCTGTGCCGAAGTCGATGACGGTCGTGACAGCGTTGCCGCTGCCGCCGCTCGACGCAATCGTCAGGTTGCCGCCTGCACCGCCGTCGGTCAGCGTGATGCCGGTGCCAGCGGTCAGGGTTCGCTCATTCGTCAGCGTGACGTTTGAACCAAGTACGACGTACGAGGCATTCGTGGGCGCTCCGCCGCCGCCGCCGGTCGTGATGGTCACGACTCCGACGGCCTGCGTCGTGTCGGTCACGGTGCCGGTCGGGAGTTGAACGTACTTGCTCACAACACCCCCGTCACGGTCAGGTTCAGTTCGACGGTTCCGCTGGTCGTCGTGACCTGATACCGCACGAACCGAACGCCTTCGATGTTGACGGCCTGCTGCACGCCGGTCGCGGTGTACGTCACCGCTCCCCCTGGTACGTCGTACCAGAAGTTGCCGTTGTTCGACACTTGCAGCGTGACGGTGCCAGCGATCGCCGAATCAACCGGCGTGTCGATCTGCGTGACGATCTTCGTGTAGCCGCTGACGTTGTAGACAAGGCCGCTCGAAATGCTGGTAAGCATCGCCGCCGGATCAAATCCCGACGTGTTCGTGTTGATCGGAAAGAGCAGATCGACGGTTGCCATTAGTCCTGCGCTCCTGCTGAATCAGGTCCGGGGAACGACGAAGATTCGCCGCCGCCGATGGTGCCCTCGCCGGTAGTCGGCGGCTGACCCGGCAGCAGAGGTCCGCCGTTTCCATTGGTCAGCAGCCGCATCGCGGTCGCGGCAAAGTTCGACGACGGACAGTCGGCGAAGGCAGGCATCTCCATGAAGTGCCAGCGGATTCGGTTCGCCTCGGCGGTGCCGATGACAATCGTGCCGGCACGCACGGCGGTGATGTCGAGGTCGTTCGGCCATCGCTGCATCGGTGCCTGATTGTTGAGCACGTACACGCCTTCGACGTTCGGATCGTGCACGCCGATCGTGTACGTGATGCCGCTCGCCGGGCCCGGCGAGGTGCCCTGCACGCTGGCGATGCGGCCGAGGATGAGGCGAGGGTCTGCCATTAGAGAATCCTTGACGCTCCGGGCAGTTTCTTCCAGCCGAGGCCGCGACCTTCCTCGCTGTCGCCGGTCGGATACATCTCGTTCAGAATGCAGACCGGCTTCGTCGTCTCAGGACTGAACAACTGGTAGGCTACGAACACGGTGTACGGATTGCGAAACAGAGGCGAGTTGGTCGGCCTCGTCGGTTGTGCGATGCCATCGACGAACGTGCAGTAGTCGCAGTCCTGCGAACCGAACACGGGGAAATAAAACGTGCCCGCGTCGTATTCCCAAGTGTACGAGATGTCGTAGTTGCCGATGTCATCGACCTGCGTGACGTTCGCACCCTCGAAGTGATACCACTTGCCATCGGGCATCATGTGCAGCGTGTCGGTCTGCTCGCTGATGATGTCGAGGTTCCGCACGTTTGACACGTTTACGCGGACCGTCAGCGGCCTGATCGTGCGAGTCTCGCTCACCTGCTTCTTTCCAATCTTCCAAACGGTCTTCGTCAGTTCGTTGCCGTTCGCGTCCTGATTCAGCACGACCGATCGCACCGCGACGGGAATGTCGATCATCACCTTCCGCTGCGACCAGCCCCAGTGGTACCAGGTCGGAGCATCGCGGTTCGGTTGCCGCCTAAGGTCGATGAAGCGTGCATCGTTCGAGTAGTTGCAGTCGACGACGCACGTGCCGCTCGCCTCGCTGCTGACGGAGTACGTGTCGAGTTTGAGAGTCGGAAGCGTCGGATGCTGCGAGCCGAGCACGGGGATGCCGTCGGCGTTGAGCGCCGCACCCGGCGAAATGTCATCGACGCGAAAGCGACGCATCGCGGTCGCCTTGCCGACGCGATCTCGGGTCTGCGATTGCTCGAGTGCGAGTTCGTAGGCGGTCGCCATATCAGCCGACTCCTTCGACGGTGATGCGGTTCATGTTGGCGTGAGCGATCGTCGCGGACACCATCATCTGCTGCGAGAACTGCACCATCGACGCGGCCTGATCGGTGTTGAAGACGCTGTTGCTCGCCTCGCGAATCGAGCGGAAGGATGACACCCAAGCGTCGGCGACCTTCTTCGCGTCCTCGAGTTGTTTCTTCGTGTCATCCTCCTGCCATTTCCGCTTCTTCGCGAAGTACGCGGCGTTGATCGCGGTGCGAGCCGCGTCGAACTGAGCCTCATACTTCATCTGATCGGCAAAGGAGAGTTTGCGGAACTCCTTGTCGAGAGCGTCAATCTTGTCGCTCGACTCCTCGGACGCACGCTTCCGCTCGTCCATCATGTCAAGTTCGGCGGCACGCTGCTCGCTTGCCAGTTTGTCGAGCATGTTCGTGCGAGCATCGAGGTACTGTTTGGCCTCTTCCTTCGCCTTGTCGGCGGCGTCCTTCTTGGCCTTATTGCGCTCGTCGCGATCCTTTGCGGCCTTGTTTGTGTTGGCGAGCGTATCGCGTGCTTCGCGTTGCTTGTTGATTTGCTCTTGCAGGCTGGCATCGCTCTGCAGCATGCTGGACGCGTATCCGAGGATCGTCCCCGCTTTGCGTTCAGCCATCTTCGCGTCAAGTTCCGCGAGGTTGTCGTCGTACTTTTTCAACGAACCGGCAACGTCGGACAGGTCCAACGATTCCTTGAAGTCGTCGGCCTTGTTCTTGCCGGTCTTCAGCGTGTCGATCAACAACTCGCCGGCGGCCTGTCCAGCCTTGAACGCGATGACGGCGGTGGCGCCCACGGCGGCGATCTTTCCGATGAGGCCTTGCACGACCTCGATCTGCTCGCCCCACTGTTTCTTGCCGCGTCGCAGCCAACCGGAGATGCCTTCGCCTTCCTTCTCCAGTTTCTTCGCGTAGTCGGAAGTCGCCTTCGACACGCCTCCGCCGCCGGTCTCCTCAGC